TCGTCCTTGCTGGCGCCAGGCTTCACTTCCGCCGTGTCCAGGTTGATCACGTCAGAAGGGTCGACGAAGGCGATCCGGCCCAGTTCCCGAAGGACGCGGTCGGCGTTGATCCCCGTCCGCTTCGACCGTTCGGCCATAGCGGTTTCTATGCGCGCGCGGATTTCAGGTTTTTTCAGTAATTCACTTCCGATACTCCCGGCGGATTCCACAGAATATCCGGCGCGGATCGCGGCCTGGGTCGCGTTCAGGTCGATCAGATATTCTTCACAGAAGACTTCGTTCTTCTTCGTCAGTCGTGCCACGATTCTTCACCTTCCTTCCTGTGTGTCGTGGTGTATCAGGGCGACAAAAAAGGAACGCCGGTGAAGACGTTCCTTCTTTGCGCCCCTATGAAAAAGGAGGGGGAACCGGGGCAAGGTTCCCATATACCACTTTACCATATACGGGCATTGTGTAAAAGTGCAAGTATATGCAGACATTTGCAAAGATGTGCAATCATGTGCAAAAAGATTTCCGCCAGGGGGTCTTCATTTGATTTCCCCATACAGGCGGATCAGTTTCCGGGTCAGCCGGTCGACGGCGGTCTTCCTCTGACGGCTGACGGTTGACACGTCGACGCCCAGGGCTTTGGCGGCCTGTTCATAGGTCCGGCGCGGGTAGTATAGCGTCAGAAGGACGATCTTCGACTTCGCGTCCATGTCCAGGACGGCGTCGTGTACGCGCTCGATCTGGCGCTGTCGTTCTTCCAGGGCGGCGACGGCTCTTTTCGTCCGGTCTGTCCGGCGCTCGATCGCGGCGGCGACCTTCACAAGAATCCCGTCAGGGTCAGGGGACGACTGGACGCGCGGCGTGTCATAGCGGACCCCGCGCGGGTATGCTCTGGACCGGATTTCGGCCAGGTCTTCTTCCAGGGCGGCGCGCTCTGCGTCGATCTGGGCTTCGATCGTCCGGGTTTCCTGGTCGTGGTTCTTCAAGATGTCATAAACGCGGCCGGTGGTCTTCTCCACGCTGTCCCGTTTGGTCTGTTTGGCGTCCATGTCGTTTCACCCCCTTTCCTGGTGTCAGAAGGGAAGATCGCCGGCGTCTTCCTCTCCCAGTTCTTCAAATTGACCGCTGGTCATGTATTCGGCGGCCACGCTTCCGGCTTCCTGATCTTCCGGGGCGCGGCGGGATTCCCCGAACTCCACTTCGTCGGCCACGACCTCGAAGCGGGTCCGTTTGTTCCCGTCTCGGTCCGTGTAGGGCGTCACCCTGATCCGGCCTTCGGATATGATCACGCGCTGTCCTTTGTGGAAATACTTCGCCACGAACTCCGCCGTCTTCCGCCAGGCTGTGATCGGAATGAAGTCCGCTTCTTCCCGGTTGAACTTCCGGTCGACGGCCAGGGCGAAGGACGCCACAGGAACGCCGGCCGGCGTCTGTTTCAGTTCCGGATCGCGCGTCAGGCGCCCGGACAGCTTCACACTGTTCAAATTGAATCACCTTCCTTCCATTTCTGGGCGAACTTCGTGATCCGGTACAGTTCGCCCCATGGGTCCCGCTTCTGGGCCAGCTTCCAGAAGAACAGGGACACCCCGATTTTCAGGGATTGCCATGTCGTGATCCTTCCGGAACCGTTCGCCAGCTTGCGGACAAATGATTTCCCATGATAGCGAAGGCAAGCAAACGCCACCACACACGGGATCGCCTGGTCTTCGGGCAAGTCCAGGACTTCGGCCCATTTCTTTGCGGCGTTTTCGCCGCCGGCGTGGGCCTGGCCGGTCTTTGTTTCCTTCAATGTGTCACCCCTTTCGCGGTTCCTCTTTTCATACTCCGGACAGGGGAACGGCTCTGAATGGTAGCACTTCACGCAACAGTCCGGACAGGTTTCCAGGCCGTTTCGCTGATATGGACAGGCGACCGTCACCTTCACCTGACGGCCGCACACGGAACAGGTCTTCACCACAGGCCGCCTTCCGCCTGTTTGAAGATGTACGCCGCGACTTCCTGGGGCCGGCGTGTCGCGACCCTTGCGATCCGGCGGCGGAAGTCCTTGTCCCGCTCCATGACGCGGATCGTCGCGAAGGGAAGGGTGAAGGTCTTCCTGGTCCTTCGTGTCAGACCGTAGATCGTCCCCAGGCGGTCCAGGGCGGTTCCCCTTGCCGGTCCGGGAATGTGCCTGTTCGCCTGTTTGGTCCACAGGAAGGCCCCCACGGCGCCCAGGGCGGCCGCAAGGGCCAGGACGGGCCAGTTCACCAGGCCGGCGATTCCGTGGCCCCCAGGGGCCGTCAGGAAGGCCACGGCGGCCACGGCTCCGGCGGCTCCCAGAAAGACCGCCGAAAAGGCGTCCTTGATGTCGTTCTTCATGTGCCTTCCCTCTCTTTCTTCAATGCGGCTTCCAGGCGCTCGATCTTCCGGCGAAGGCGCCGGTTGTCTTCGTTCGCGGCGATCAGTTCGCCGGACAGGCGCGCCAGGGTTCCTTCTGCCCTGTATTCGGCGGGGCGGACGACTTCGCACAGGTAGACGGTTTTCCCGCTCCCCTGGAAGGTGGTCCCGGTTTCCTGCATTTGAAGGATAATGTCGGACGTGTCCCTGATTTCTTCCAGGCTTTTCAGGACGAAGCGTGAAAGGCCGTGTGTCTTTACCATGTCGGCGCCCCCTTTCAGAACTTCTTCCCGTGTTTGAACGGGCGGGTTTCGTTATACTCCATTTTCAGGGCGATCGCGGCTTCCAGGTCGATTCCCAGGTGTCCGCACAGGTCCGCGATCCGGATCACGGCGTCGGCCAGTTCCACGGCCACGCCTTCGGGCTTTTTGCTCCTTGCGGAACAGTACAGTTCCGGGTCTTTAGCCGTCCTGGCCCGGCTCCCGCAGGTGACGCCGGGTTCGTCCCGGTCGTCGACACATACGCCGCCAGCGTTACAGGGGAAGTACAGGACCGGCCGCCCGTCGCGGGCTTCTTCCAGGGCTTCGGACAGTTCGGAATGGATCAGGGCGATCGCCGTCCCGAACTCCGGGGCCGGGTCCCAGAATCCATGTTTGACCGCGTTGTCATGGGCGCGGGTCACGATTTCAGAAATATTCATTGTGAATCCTCCTTTTCAAATAGATCGAACAGTGTGATCTGTGCGTCTTCAAGTCGGAACTGGGCGTCGATTTCATCGAAGCGAAAATCCCGATTGAACAGTTCTGTCGCCTTGTTTGGAAGGCGTTGAAGTTCCAGAAGACGGTTCCACAGGTCCGGGTGATGATCGTACAGGTGACGAAGTTCTTTTTCTTTCGCGTTCGGGCAGAACCAACAGCCGCCGCGATCCGTGAATCCGTAGACCGGCGATAGAAGGCCGTATTTTTCACACATGGGAAACGTGTCGTCTTCCCTTACGCCGTACTTATCCAAAAGGGACAGCCGGGCGCGGCCGTCAAGCCTGACCAGGCGATCCTGTTCGTCCTTTGCGATCCCGATGTATTGAACCACGTCCATTCCCAGTTCCCGCTGATACTTTTTTATAGGCGGAAGTTTACAGTCCCTTTGAATACAACAGCGTCCGCACAGCGGGAAGGATTTCAGACAGCCGGCGCGCGGTCCCGACTGAATGACGCGCGTGAAGCTGGACACATAGGTCTTTTCGCTCCGAAGGACGACCGTCCTGATCCCCCAGGATTCCAGTTTCGGGATTGCCACGTTATAGATGAAGTCCCGGTGTTCTGGGACTTCGCCGCTGACGTCCTGGTCGAACATGACTTCACAGTAGACCACTTCGTCCAGCGGTTCCCCGTGTTCTCGCGCAAGGATCACCGTCGCCAGACTATCCTTCCCGAACGAACAGGACGCGACGTGTTTCACTGGCCGCCGCCCTCTTTCAGCGCCGCCAGGGCTTCGGCGGCGTCGTTCGGGTCCAGAAAGACCGTTCGTCCGATGTCGTGTTCTGTGAACTGCATGGAAGACCAGGCCGTCGTCCCCAGGCGCCCACGAAGGGCGCTGAACGAAGTCAGGCCGTCCGCGCCGACCCCGACGAACATGACTGTCGCCGACATGACGCGCCGGCGGTGGATCACATAAACCGTCCCGTTCGGCTTCACAGGGAGAAGGGCGCCGCCGGCGGCCCGGAAGTCGGCCAGAAGGTCCCGCGCCAGGTAGTCCATAACGCCCTTCCCGACTTCGTAGGTCTGCCGGTGTTCGTTGGCGTGGTAGGCGATCCGGGCCTTAATCTGTTCAATCAGGACGGCTTCCGCTCTTGCGCGGTTGTTTTCAATATCGTTCATTTGCTATCTCCTTTCCGGCGGCCCTTGCGGCCATGTTTTCCGCGCTCTTAATCTCGCACCAGGCGTAAAGGGCCATTTCGTGGACCGCTTCGACCGCCAGGATCACCAGGTATTCGTCGCCGTAGCCGTCTTCGCCGTATGCCCGGCCGGCTTGCCCGTTGATCCTGTCCAGTTTCTGCCGCGCTCTCTGTTCGACCAGGTCGAAGAAGGGGGGACACAGTTCGGTCCCGACTTCTTCTTCGACCCTGGCCTTTAAGGCGTCGGACGCGATCATTCGTCTTCGTCCGGGTCCTTCTCGCCGGCGGCGATCCGGCGAAGGACTTCCGTGACCAGTTCCTTTGACGTGAACTCACCCAGAAGGGCCTGATTCGACAGATCGACTTCGTCCTGTTCCAGCGACAGGCAGATTTCAGAATCCACATACAAAGCCGGCCGGACGCCGCGGTGGCCACCCCAGGCGTTGTTGCTGTTCAGTCTGCCGTCGGTGCGGACATACCGCGCGTTGTTCGCGTAGCCGGCGTACGGGGTGATCGTCCATTCCCAGTCGTCGATCTCTAACAGGCCGGCGTCGTAGTATTTCCGGACCAGGGCTTCGGGAAGCATAGCGACCTTACAGGTCACATGGCCGTAACGGTTCACGCCGTCGCTGGCGGTCAGGTCCCAGGCCGCGTCCAGAATCCGGTCGACCGGGATCACGCCGCCGGCGGCCACGTCCGCCAGGAAGCCGGTGTTCAGGTCGTCCTTCAAGGTGCTGAACCGGAAGTCGTTCGGGTTCGGCTCCGGGTCCTGGCGCTTGTAGGTGAAGGGGCGGACGGTGAAGGGGCGGTTCCCGATCGGCTCCGTGGCCGCCAGAAGGGTTTTCCCGTCCGCGAAGTGTTCCATGACCTTGACCTTCACGGGGCCGATGTCAAAGAAGGCGCCGGGCGCCAGGTCCTTAATTTTTACTTTTACCATTGTGTTTTCCTCCTTCATATTCTTCGATCGTGACTTCGACGCGGGGGTTCTTCGGGTCCACGGCGAAGTCGTCTGTGAAATGCTCGATTTCAGCCCAGCCGTCATTTCGAAGGACGCCGCCTTCCACCAGGGCGTCCTGAATGAACTTCTTCGCAAACGCGACGTTGTCCTTGTCGCGCCGGCGGCTCGGCTCGATCCACAGGTAATGGATCACCACGGGGCGGGTGAAGCGGACCCCCCGAAGCTGGGTCTTCACCATGTAGCCGATCACGTTCTGGGCTTGCTTCTTCATGGACGCGGCCTTGTATTTGCCCTTGTAGGACCGTTCCGCGTCGATGTATTCGTTCAGCCCTGGGAGAATCCCAGGGATCGTCAGTTTGTACTTCCTCATAGTCACGCCCCTTCCAGGCCCAGAAGGCGCCGCGCCTTGTCCTTCCGGTCGTTTGCGTTGCTTACTCTCCGGGATTCCCCGGTCAATTTCAGTCGGATCGGACACATTTCCAGGACGCGGTCATAGATTCGGCTATGGGCCAGGGTAGGCGGGTTTTGAAGGTCCTTCATGGACAGGTTCGTCGTGACGATCAGGGGCTTCCCGGACCTGGCCCTGGTGTCGATCACGTTGTAGACCTGTTCGACGGAAAACGCCGTGTCCCGCTCGACCCCCAGGTCGTCGATCACCAGAAGGGAATACTGTTGAAGGCGGTCGATCCGCTTCTGGCGTTCGTCGTCGAAGGTCCCTTGAAGTGTGTTCAGGATTCGCGGGAAGTTGGTGACGCTGACACTGACCAGGCGGCCCAGAAGGGCGTTCGCGATACAACAGGCCAGGAAGGACTTTCCGGTCCCGACGTCGCCATAGAACAGGATTCCGATGTTATCCGCCTTCATGGCGTCCCAGTTCTGGACGTATTTCAGACAGACGTCACTGACTTCCGGGTTTCGGCGGTCGTCCTGGCCGAAGGTGTATTTCAAATAGGCCGGGTCCGTGATCCCGTCCCGGCGAAGGTGTTCCATGCGGGTTTGAAAGTCCTGTTCCCGCCTGGCCTTTTCCTGGGCTTCATACCGTTCCCGCTCACAGCGGCAATTCCGCCGGACCCGCATAACGCCAGAAGGGCGAAGATCGGTCGGGACGTTGACGTCCATTTCCTTTCGCTCCCCGCATGCCCCACAGCACAGGAAACCTTCGGCGTCGGTGTAGTCGCCCTGATTCTGGACTGGCGTCGCCATTTTCTGTAAAACTTCGCTGATCGGGTTCACGGGATCACCCCCTTCCCAGGAAGTCTTCGTCGCCGGCGTAGTTCTTCGGCCCAGAAGGTCTTCCGGGGGACGGGGGAACGTCCGGGCGGTCGTCTTCCTCCCAGCGGCGGCCGCGAAGGAAGGTCGCCGGGTAGCAGATGAACTTTCCGTCGTCCTTCGTCCACTGTTCACAGGTCTTCCAGCGTTCCACGCCGGCGACGATCTGGTCCACCAGGGCGTCGTCCGGGTTAAGCTGGCCCCAGGCTTTCAGGGCGTCCTGTTTCCCGACGCGGCGGGGATAGGCGGCCCAGAAGCGGTCAAATCCTGACGGCTCACCCTTCGCCCCGGTTGGGCGCGCTCCCGTTTCTCGTTTCTCGCTTCCGTTTTCGCTTTCGTTTCCGTTTACGGGGACTTTTGCTTTCAGTTGATTTCCATTCGCTTGTCTGCAAATGCTATCAAATGATACCGGAAGCGGGTATTTGCTTTTCTTCGCGCGGGTCTGCTGGTGCTTGTCCCACGACAGAAGTTTCAGGTATTGCTTCCCGTCTTCCTCCGACGTGTAGGTCCCGACCATGCCCTGACCGACCAGTTCGGCCAGCCAGGACTGAATCTTCTTTTCCGCCGGGGGGTTCAGGGGGAAGCACATAGACGACAGAATCTTCGGGTTCCCGTAATACAGGCCGTAGTCGTCGGCCTTGACCACCAGGCGCCAGAAAAGGCGTTCGGCGTCCGCGCTGACGCCGGCCAGCGATTCGCTGGTGGTGATAGATTCCTTAATTATTCGGCTTGGCACACTTGCCACCCCCTTTTACAATGCCTTTTGACAGGCCCGACAGGCTTCGCGTCCGAACTTGCGAAGGGAATAGTCCTGTTCGGCCTTCGTGATCGGTCCGCCACAGATCGGACACTTCGCGTCGCCGACGGCGGCTCCCTGTCCAGGGGGCGGCGTCTGTGCGCTCTGCTGGCCCCTGCCGGCCGTCTGGGTTCTTCCTTGGGTCCTGGGACTTCCGGCCGTTCCCTGGCCTTGCTGGCCCGTCTGGGGCGGTCCCTGGACCCTGTTATTCATGTCGAACCGGACGGCGCCGGTTCGGTCGGTGATCACCAGTTCACAGATTTCCCGCCGTTCGTTGTAGGCGACGTGTGCAACGGTGAACCGGGTGTTTGAATAGCATTTCAGGACTTCCTTCCGGCCGTTCTGCTGGCCTTCGGAATAGAACTCATTTTCGGCCAGTTCGACATAGATGAAGGGGACGGTGTAAAGTTCGCGGCCGATCCCGACGTTAAAGCCGGCACGTTTGAAGGCGTCGGACGCCTGGCCCTTTTCCTTCTCGGTGTTGCTCTCGACGCCGACGTCCTGTTTCCGGACCCAGACGCCCTTCTGGGCGTCCCAGATGTCGATATTGCAGAACAGATTCCCGTTGATCACTTCATGGGTCCGCGCCCAGTTGCCGGGGCCGAAGACCTGATCCAGAATCCGCATATCGACCCGCGCGTCCTTATAAAGCAACAGGACGGCGCCGACCTTGCCGGACTTCGACCGGCTGACGCTCTGGACCCGACATTCGATGTCGGCGGCGGTCAGAAGGGGAATGTTGTCCCAGCCCATAGGGGCGGCCGGCGCCGCTCCCTGATCACTTTGTTTCTGTGCCGCCATTCTGGGCCACCTTCCTTTCCTGATAATACGAACAGAACTCACAGGCGGAACAGTAGTCCGCGCATTTCTTGTCTTCGCCCAGGCGGGTTTCGATGAAGTCGCCGCCATTGTCCGCCTTCCACTGTTCGGCGGCTTCCTTGCTGTCCAGGACGCGAAGGGCGGTCTTCCGGCCCTTCTTCATAACGGCGAACTTGTCGCCGCTGTTGAAGCGTTCGTCCGGGGTGCAGACCGGAAGGTCGGCGTCGTCCAGCTTCTCGGCGGCCGCGATCTCGGCGAAGCGTTTGTGAAGCCATTCTTCACATTCGGCGAAGTCTGCGTCGGTGAAGGTGAACTTCACGGTATGGACCGGGAACTTCGGATAGTCGGCCTTGATCTTCGCGTCGCGCTTGCTGTGATCTTTCAGGAAGGCCACGATCTCGCCGCCCTGGGCGTCGAAGCCGATCTGGCGCAACATATAGCAATAGATCAAGGTCTGGCGGCGCCAGTCGGCGAAGTCGCCGAAGATGATCTTCCAGACAGAAGCCGTCTTGTAGTCGGTGACGATCTTCGTCGCGTCGTCGTACAGGTCGAACTTGCCGGACAGGACATAGCCGTCGAATGGGACCTTGATCCGTTCTTCCTTGATCTGGGTCCCCGTTTCCTGGTGGTGTTCCAGGATTCCGTGAACGGCGGTCCCGAACAGTAACCAGACCATGTCGGACACGTCGCGCGTGATCTCCGTCCCGTGGCGGCGTTCCAGGATCGTTTCGCGGGTCCCTTTCAGAAGGGACGTGACGCGGTATTCGTTGGGGGCGATCGGGTATTCGTCACTTTCGGCCAGGCTGACAAAAGGGGCCGGAAGGTTCAGGGCGTTCGTGATCTGCATTATTCGGCGCCCCCTTTCTTGGCCAGGGCCGCGTCGCGTTCGGCGGCCAGGCTGTCGGCCAGCTTTTCCAGTTCGGCGACCTTCGCTTCGGCGGCGTCGGCGCGCTCCTTCTGGGTCCGGTAGTCCTGGAACCAGGCGTTCGACTGGCGTTCCAGGAAGGCGTTCGACTGGCGAAGTTCTTCGTTTTCGACCAGAATATCCAGGGTAAACGCCTTCACGGCGTCGGTATCGTAAAAGTTCAGTTTCGGCATTGAAAAACGCTCCTTTCTGTGTTACAATGCGATTAGGCTTTTTTGGAAGGGGCCGTTTCGGTTGTTGTGGTGACGACGAAACGGTCCTTTTCGACTTCTTCAACGGTGACTTTCTGCGCGCCCATAAGGATCAGCGCCTTGACGACTTGTCCAACCTGGACAGGCGTCAGCGTCTTCGCCTTGTACTTCATGCGGCTTCCTCCTTTCCTGGGTAGGTATGGGATCGAAGGCCCCGGCCAGCTTGCAGAAGACGGCCCACAGGGCTTCAAACACGAAGGCGCGGATCATTCCGGGAACCAGGGCGACCTGGTCCTGTTCTATGGCCCCGACGGTCCCCAGCATAAGGAAGAAGAAGACGAAGGCGATCACGCCGCACACGGTCTTGATTTTAGGCATTTAAGCCCCCCCCCCGCGAACTGGCGCCCGTCTTCGATCGGGGCGTCCATTGAAACGACCAGGTCCCGCGCTCCATACGGGGCGCCCTTGATTCCGTACACCCTCGCGGCGTCTTTGCAGTTCAGGACTTCATATTGAAGCTGTGCGAAGATGTGTTGTTCCAGGTCCTTTCCCTTGTCGGGGTCGAAGTTCTCAAACGCGCGGATCATGCGGATCGCTAACTGTTGGAAGACGTCGTCGTCTTCCAGGCCGACGGCGCTGATCAGGCGGCGGTTTTTGTTGATCGTCCACCAGATACAGCCCAGATGTGCTTCGACCAGGGCGTTTCTTTCCTGGGCGGTGATCTTCCACTTCACGGCGATCACCTTCCTTCCGTGGGCGGGTCGGCCGTGGTGGTGACACGGTCCGGCGCCGGTCCCTTCGGTTTGCGCTTCCGGGGAATTACGATCCCAAGCTTCGCGGCGCACGTTCGGCCGTAGCCGATTTCTATGTAGGCCGGATTTTTCAGACGGCGGCCACAGCGTCCACAGGTATCAGACATTTTCGGTTTCCTCCTTCTCCATGTCTTCGGCCTTTCGCCCCCGGCGGCGAAGTCCTTCCTGGACCCGCTTCTGGGCCAAGGCCGGGTCGTAGGACGGCCGGAAGTTCTTGTCCAGGGTGACGCCGTCCTGGCCGCGCTTCAATTCGGCATAGATTGACGTCCGCGACACGCCGACCCTTTCGGCGATTTCGGCGGCGACCGCTCCGGCCGCATACATGGACGCGATCGTCTTCCGGTCGTCAAAAGTGATCGCTTTGTACCGCTTTTCCACGGATTCACCTTCTTTCTGCGTCGGTTTAGATAAAAAAATTAGACTGTGCGTCGGTCTGTGACCTTTGCACAATCTAATATTAAATCCCGCGCGGAGGTGCAAGACGGGAAAATTGTTTTGACGAAAACGCGCGAACGTGGTACGATAACATCTTAATGTAAAAAATGATAAAGCATTCAGACGGAGGCGTACCCCCAGCATGGAACAGAACCAAGTACAGAAAGATTTGAGCGCATTTCGTGACCCGTTTCGCTACAACACGTTTCACGGCTTTAATTCACACAACCACATCGTTGTCACCGAGGTCGGCGAAGGCACGAGCGTCGTCGAAGTCGAGATGACGCAGGACGCCATGAACCCGCTCGGCATGGCACACGGCGGGCTGATCTTCAGTATGTGCGATGTGGCGACCGGCGTTGCCGCGCGTACCGGCGGGCGCATCACCGTGACGCTCGACAGCAGCATCCAGTTTCTGCGTCCGGGCAAGGACACATCCAAGCTCGTGGCGCACGGCCGTGTCGTCAAGGAGGGCCGCACGACCGGCCTTGTGACGGCGGAGGTGTTCAATGATGCGGGCGAACTGCTCGCCACCGCGTCCGTGATGGTCTACTATGTGGACGAGAACGCCTATGCGGACGAAACGATGCAGTAAATTGCACGAT